TAGACTTTTACCTTTACAACTTTGAAACTAAACATAACTTCACTGAAAAGCCCCTACAATACTTTGTAACCTACCACCATGGAAGCACTCACGACCAAACTCGCTCAAACTTCCACCACTACGAATTTCAAGTTCCTTCACACAACAAATAGAACGCAACCTCCTGCCTCTATCAACGCTGAAGCAATTGAAAATCATAAGAAAACTGTTCTCGTCGCAATGGCTAAACACATGTTCACGCATGAAATAGAGAAAATCCTCTCTCTACATCGTCCTGACCCCCACTCATATGATATTATCTATGAAGACTTTCTTGAAGGAGACATCCCTCCACACGACATCACAAAAGATGCTACATATTATGAAGCACTTAACTACGTCACTCAACAATTCAGGCCCCCACAAACGTTTAGACCCACTCACATCTACGACGTGAAATACCACTACCCTCACGAGCGTTCATCAAACGCTGAAGCACCCTTCAGTACTGAACCTCACTTTCGAGACCTTGCTGACAAAAACGTCAAAGGCAATCCATTTTCCGTTGGAAATATGTACAATATTATATTTGAACATACTCGCCTATTCCACCATCAAATTAAAGATGGAGCAAATTTTGAAAACTATCTTTGGTATATACAGTTACACAATCGAACAGCTATTATCGAAAAAGGTGCCCCTCGCGGCATTCGCAGTATCGCTGGCTTTCCACGCCCGCAAAACATTGCTTGGATCATGTTCCTCTGGCCATACTTACGTTGGCTCAAAGAACGCGACCCTACAACATCTCCTCTCCTATGGGGATTTGAAACTAACCTCGGCGGATGGTTTAAATTAAACTATCTTCTATTCACAGGTTATCACATCTGCACTATTCTCACACTCGATAAATCAAGATTTGATAAATTTTACTTCTTTTCAATACAAGACGACATCGACACGATGATCGAATCATTTATTAACTTTGACCAAGGCTACATGCCTACATCAAACTATCCTACCACACAGGAATCTTGGACTACACACAAAGCTAACCGCTTACGCCGGTTATTCCGATGGCTCACACACTCATTTAGAAAATGTCCTACTCTCACACCACATGGACACCTATTTGAACGCCAATTCGCTGGAATGCCCTCAGGCGTCTACACAGTACAACTATTCGACACAATCTATTTCGCAATCACAGATACAGACGTGCTACTACGCATGGGTATCTCTACGAATCAAATTCGTTTACGAAAAGGACAAGGTGATGACATCATCACTCAGTTCACAATTTGCGTACCACCTAACCAACATCAAGACTTCCTTGATGAATACGCAAAAATAGATAACCACAGATTTGGATCTATCATACGACCAGAGAAATGTGAAATGCGCAACAACCCACAAGGCGCTCACGTTCTCGGCTATCGTAACAAGAACGGTCTACCCGTTCGAGAAACGCTCGATCTCATCGCGTCTCTCTATCATACGAAAGCCCGCCAGATAACTGAATCTATATCTATGTCTATCGCTGTAGGCATCGCACACGCATCACTAATGCACGACCCACGTGTATACAAGATTTGCAAAAATGTGTACGATTACTACTCAAGCAAAGGACATACGATGAATGAAACCTGGTTACGCAGATTCACTGCGTACACAGGACTCGACCTTTCACAGGCCGGGAATGAGTTCCCCACGCCAGATAAAATCTGTCGTTCTCTTTTTGACATTAGTCAGAAATCACCAGAGACGATAGATAGTTTTTATCCGCGTACTCATTTCTTGGCTGATTTCTAACTAACGTTCCGGTGAACCCGGTTTTTCCGTTGGTATGAATATTAAATTATAAGGTATATCCCATACTCTAAC